GACGTTGGTGAGACCGAAAGCGTTCAAAACGCTTGGACACGTGAACCCGATCACCGGTGCACTTCCAAATGTGCCGAAGAACCAGTGGGTTTTCATCGTCCGCAAGGGCGTTGTTCCACTGGCTGGTCAGTCCCCGTCCGTTCTTATCGCACGTCTGACCATCGACGTGCCGGCCGGATCTGACGTCGCCGATCCGTTGAGCATCCGGGCAGCGCTTTCTGCGCTGACCGGGGCTCTGGCGAATACGAGCAATCTCCTGGGTGACAGCCTTACTACTGGCCTAATCTAGGAGTGCTCCGGCGCTCTTCACACAAGGAGTAATCATGCAAGGTATTGCTGAACTTCAAAGTGCCCTTCTAGAAGACCTGCCAAAGAGTGATCATATCATCACTTCTGATATGAGTCTCTCAGCCGTTCATGCTCTATGGCTTAAGAAGTCCATTTTCAAGAAATTTGAAGATGATACTTCCGTTGACGCTGACTCGAAGTGCCTCTCGTTGTTTAAGCTTTACAACAAGAGGTGCCAAGACTTCAGCGTCAAACCACAGAGCACATTTGAGGAGAAAGTTATCGGGGAGGTTAAAACCCTTCTCGACAACCTATTCTTCAACGGCCCTGACCTGACTGTCGACTTCTCACGAATCTGTGATGGAGTCGATGTTGGGCCAGGTGCAAGTATAGGGAGCCAGTCTTACAACTTTTATACGAAGTTGTTTGATGGCCCTCTATCTTGTACATCAGACCTTCTATACCGGGAGTACCGGTATGCTACCAATAGGTTTCCTTCGTGGCTCTCCGCTGAAACAGTTAGAGAGAAACGCTATGGAATCCAGGTAGTAGGTGGGAATCGCCTTAGTTTTGTACCTAAGACGTTCGAAGTGTCGCGAAGTATCTGTACCGAACCCCTTCTTAATATGTTTTTCCAGAAGGGGCTAGGGGCTGTTTTAGAAGATATGCTGCGTCGAAGATTTAGGATAAATCTTTCTTCACAGCCCGTCCTCAACCGCAGCCTGGCGCGTGTTGGAAGTCTTAATGGTGATTTTGCTACCATTGATCTTTCATCAGCATCAGACAGTATCTCTCGTTCTCTTTTTAGCTTAATCTTTCCGCCTTATTTTGTTAGGCTGATTGATCGCTATCGGAGTCCTAATGTCATCTTCCCAGATGGCACTAGTGACGAGTTATTCATGGTTTCTTCAATGGGAAATGCTTTTACCTTCCCATTGCAGACCATGATCTTCGCTTCCATCGTAACAAGTTGTTATCGTGTACTAGGCATTCAGCCCCAGTATACGCCACAAGGCCCTGAGAATTTTGCAGTGTTCGGTGATGATATAATCGTCCGTAAAGACGCCTATCATTTCGTCGTCCGCTGCCTTTCTCTTTTCGGCTTTGTGGTAAATGAAGAAAAATCATTTAATAACGGCTTCTTTCGTGAATCGTGTGGCGGTGATTTTTATAAAGGCCATGATGTTCGTGGCGTTTATATTAAGTCACTTAAAACACGTGCGAACGTCTACTCTGCAATCAACCGGCTCATCCGCTGGAGTGCGAAGTCTGGGATCTTTATACCAAGGATTGTTAGTTTGCTCATGAGTAGGGTTAAGTTTCTCCCTATTCCATGGTCAGACGGCGATTCCGAAGGTATTAAGGTCCCTAGTCCTCCGCTAAACCTTAAGCGGGCAAAGAGTACTGGAGGCATTATATACTATGCCTACAAAGAACTCCCAAACCTGATTAAAGTTCCAGTAGATGAGTCTAAGGAATGGTTTTACCGTTCTTATGGAAAACGAACCAAGAAGGCTTCGTATAATCCAGACGGTTTACTTATTTCCTTTTGCGGAGGTTACATCAGGAATTCATCGCTTAGTCTTCGTAGTGATACGAAGGCTTTTAAGACGGTGAAACGTGTAACTGCCTCCTGGCGTTACACGGAAAGACCAGATTTTCCTGCAAAAAGCAGCCAAATTCTGATCGACTCCTGGTGTGGGTACCAGTCAACTTTATCGGGTAGTTCTACCCGCCTGAGTTGGCTAAAGTCCGTTAAGCTCGGAAAGTCCGTGCTTTTGGCAGGTCATGTTGACCTACGCAGTGACTGGGAAGTCATTGCGGAGCTGTATCTTTAGCAAGTACAGCTGTCGAGCTAATATTATTTCTTAGCTCGCCCCTCTCACTTTGATCCGTCGTCGTGACTGTCCATTTTTACAGGGATGGTGAAATTCCGCCCCTAGTCGCAAAAATATGACGTGCATCAAGATTTAGGCCTCGCATGAGAGGGG